CCAGCGCCGTTAAATATCAATCCCGGAACTGTGTATTGCCTAGCCATTTCCTTGCCGCAAGAACTACAGTAAGGAATTTCTAAGGGTTGCTTCATTGAAGCCTGAAGCTCGATGGTGGTGTTGCAAGGAATACATTGAAAGTCGTAGACAGGCACTAGTCGCAATCCCAGCAGTTTGCTTCGCAATAACCATCATTACGACAATGCCAGCAGCTTCCATCGCGCTGATTGCTAACGATGTGTATGGCATGGCGTCGGCGATTTTCAGCCTTGATCCGGCGAATCTCCATCCAGACCAATGACCATGCTCCGAGGATGCCAAAGAAGTAGACGCAACCAAGAATCTCGTGCGCAGTCATTATTCGACATCCGGAACGCGAGCAGCGGCAGCGCTGACAGGAATCGGTTGGCCGTTGGTTCCGACATAGTAGCCATATGCACCCGCTGGCAGCAGGAATGGCTTGGTCGGGACATTAAGATAAGACAATGGCGCTTTGCCGTTGATATCGTAGAACGCTGGTGTCGTGAAATCAGGTGCGATTGCATTGGCGCTATCAATCGGGATAACGAATTGACCGACGGTGTGATCGCAGATTTCCATGAGCCAGTTGCGACCGATTGGGTCTTTGGCTGTGCGATTGATGTTGGGATCGATCAGCATTTCAGCAAGTTCATGGCAGATGACCGAGAACATTCCTGGCGTCATAATCGCCTTGGTGATCTGCTTGCCGCGAATGATCAATGGCTTGATGTATGTGCCAAGCGGATTTCGGCTGCCGTAGCAGTTGGCGCGGATATAGGCGATCGGCAATCCGTTCACAACTTCGTGATAACCGAGAGCTGTGTTTGTCATCGCTGGGTTAGGAAACTGATCAACGATGCAGACATTCCACGATTTAGGATCGCGAGCAGCTGCAAAGGTCGGAATGTTGGCAGGTAATTCCCACGCAGTCGTGACTTGCTGGCTGAAGTATTGAAGGCCTTTGGTAATTGCTAAGGCTTGCGGTGTTGTCACCGACTTGGATTCATTCACGACGACGATCGCCATTGTTACTCCTTTCAAGAGTTTGTGCGCCGGACAGGAATCGAACCTGTCAAGTCGGAAAGGTGGACGGAAACGACCCAACCATTCGGCGCTATATGGGTCCCCCTAAGACCCAAACCTAATTAAAACGGGGTTGCACCCATCTGCTTCTTCAGAGCTGCCAGCACCGCTGGATCTACGCCTGAAAGATCGTCTGCTGCTGATGCCTTTGGTGATAGTGGAGCAGCGTTGCCCCAAGGTTCACCCTTGTCGACTGTGACATCAAAGTGCTTGAGTGTCTTGCCACCGGCACGCTTCTCGATCTGCGTGAGTTGGATGGTCAGATAATCGCCAGTTTCCGGACGCTTCTCTGCCAATGCAGCCTTGAGACGAACTTGTCCAGCCGTAACTGTAACCTCGCCAGTTGGCGTCTCAAGTGTGATTTGTGGTGAAACTGAGCCATCATCCCAGCGATGTGCGCCGATGTTGATGACCTTGCCAGAGACTTCGTCTCCAACGTTTTCGAACTTGGCGTAATTGCCGCCGACTTTCATGCCAGGGTCGTCCCATATTGACATGATTACCTTCTTTCCATATTGGGTTGGGTTGGGTTTGGTAAATCCCCGCCAGGACATCCGACGGAGAATTCTGTGCTGCCCGGTAAATAGAACGGACAATAGTGGCAGAAGCTACTGACCGCGTTCATTAGCGAAAGGGCGTCGACGCCCGCATTGTCGATGATGTAGTTGGCTGCTTTCAAGCGCTCGATGCCGCGTTGGGCGATGGCAAGGTTGAAAGGTTCGCTCCAGATATACATTTGCTTTAGCGATCCACCACGCGGCAAGAACACAATCGCAACATCGCGGATGTCTCTGCCACCTCGGATCAAGCCGTATGCGTAAAGGTGCGCCTGAGTCCGGTACTGGTCGCCGACGCCTTCCTTCTTATATTTCTTCAGCGAAGTATCGCCCACAACTTTCCAGTCGATGACCAACTTGCGCTTGAGATCGACAAGGTCGACTGAACCGCTAAGAGTGTCGGTGACGAAGACAGGATGTTCGATCAAGTAGCGAGGATCGATGTTGTCATGGCGCTCGCGATCTTCGAGCTTCTCATATTGCTCAGCCAACCAAGCGTGAACTGCTGTGCCGATTGTGGCGAGCCAGGTATCGGATTGATTGACTGGTTCCACACCGAGCAGACGATAGCCAAGTTTGCGATCGCACTCGCCACCAACCTCTGAAGGTCCGATGGAGCGTTGCTTCGATCGTGGAGCGTTGGCAGAAGCGTTGGAGATGTTTGAACGAATCTCCTGCTCTAATTCGAAAATGTCGATCACAAGTCATCCTGACTGATAGGTCTGAAAACTCTACTTCGAGTTATGTCGAAACATTCTTGGAAGACTGCCTCTGAGAGAAGTTGCTGAGCCTTCTTCTGGTTAAATCGTTTGGAATCAACATAGTCCCATTTGAGAACCGGTACGCCGTTGATTGTGGCCATGACATTATCACCAAGCGCTGACTCTAGATGCGCTCTGGCAATATCGGCGCGCTCAGTTAAATCCTTGATCTGCGCCTTGAGGTTGTTGTATTCGGTTAGCCATCCAGCCAAGTGTGGCGGAAGTTCTAACGCATCATTAAGTTCTGACATTGCGTCCCCTTAGAAGTAATTGTAACGATGTTCATTTCGAAGTGCAGCGCACGCGCCCCCGCTGCCGTAGCGCTCCGAGATATATGCCAGCATCGCGATCAATTGCGCCTTTGGATCGTTGCTGTATTTCAGTCCGAGGTTGCGATAGGTCGACGCGAGAAGCTGACCAACTCCCCTGGCTGATGATGTTGGCGACTTGGCCAACGGATTGTCGTGCGACTCGATGGTGATGACTCCAACGAGACACTTGTATTGGCGCGGCGTCATAATCTCCTGCGCCGCTTGCTCCGCTGTTGCGTTCGTCATTGCGACGACCTTGGTGATTACCAGCGGAGAGTGGATGTGGTTGATGACGAAAATCACGTTGAGCGCCAGAGCGATCGTCACGATAAATCGAGCAAGGAATCCGTACCATGTTGTCATTCATCATCCCCAATCCCCATTCTTTTTTTGTATCTGGTCAATGCCTGGACTGCTGCCGTTTGCGTCGTTGTCAAGCGACTGGCGATCCATTGGTAACTGAATCCTTGTTTGCGGAATTCATAAACTCTCTCACCCATGTTGTTGATTGGTTTCCCGTTAGGACGACGTGGAATGAGCTTGAGTCGCTCACGACGCGTAAGACCGCCCCAGATGCCGTCCGGTATTCCTTCGTCGATTGCATATTTAAGACATTCATCTCGGTGATGACATCCACCACAGATTTTCTTGGCTTGAGGTGTGAAGGTAGATATTTCCTCGCGAGTTTCCGGGAACCATAAATCACCGAATCCCACTTCTTTGCACAATGCTTGGGGAAAGTGTGGAACTTTAAGGTTGAAGATTTCATTTATCATTCCTGTCGCCGTATCCTGCTTCTCTGAGTAAATGGACCATGTCATCAACTGTGAGGACTGCCCAGAATTTGTTGGCTGAGGTTAGTCCGACTCCATTGGGTTTGACAACTAAGATTCCTAGATCAGCCTTTGCGTTCTTGGCTTCGATCTTGGCTTCCTTGATCCATTCTGGAAATTTGTATGAACGATGATTCTTGACTTCCCAAGCAAGGCAAGGAGTACCGGTGACATCGCCTTGGTCAAACTCGCCAGTCAACGCTCTGCGTTCAGCGTTGGGAAACCCATGATCGCGCAGATACTTAACGAGGGCAGTTTCGGCAGCAGTACCCTTTGCCTTGGCTTTGGACATTACTTCTTGACCGCTTGAAGTCGACGAGCAGTTTGACGAGCGACTGGGTTAAAAGCAGCGTGGTTGGTGAGGTTGTAAAGCATTTCGCGAGCCTGTTCAAGCTCTTTGCGTGTGCGCTTAAGTTCTGCAAGATTGTCGGAGTGTCCGTTCTTGCGTGACCATTCATAGACTGCGCCAGCCGTAAACAATACGAATGAAGCGATGAATAGTGTGAGGATGAACTTCCAGTCAGCCATTGAGATTGTCATTTAATTTCCTGCCTTCTCTAAAACATTGATGGTCACCGAAGATTCCTCGGCTGGCCAGAATGTGTGGTGAATTCCCTGATCTGTCACGATTTGGATGATGTCAATGTTTCCTGGCGTTGTGAATAATTCTGTGACTGTGCCAGTAAATGAGACGACAACTTGGTCGCCAATTTGCGGAATCACTTGTCGCCTTCGATAGCGCGACGGATTCGATCTTGCTTTTGCTCATAGCGCAGAGCTTCGCGAACCTGCTCGTCCATTTCCGTATCTTTCTGAAACGAAAGAATAAATACGAACGCGCCAGCAACGCATAACGCAGACAATATGTAGTTGATCATTTGTGTCCCCTTTTCTTCGATGCACCCTTTCGGGAGTGAGATAACTGTCGCAGAAAATGAGGGCAAGTGCAAAACTCGTCTCGGCGTGTCGCGATGCCCCTAAAACGCCGAAAAAGCCCCCAAGCGCCGGCGAGGTGGCGTTTGAGGGCTAGGGCATCATTCAGGAAGGCTAATCGGTTTCTGTGGCCAATTCTCCGCTGATTGCGAGGTATGCAGCACCATCGACGAAGCTGTCGAGGTGGGTGGGAGTTTCGATAAGTCGGGCAACCTTGACCTGAGCCATGCAGAGGGCTACTTGGGCAGGTGTGATTGGATGTTCGAGGACAACTGACCAAAGAGCTGCAATGCGCTCGTGGTTGGTTTTGGGTGTGCCGTAATTCTTGTCTCGATCGCCATGTGTGAGTCGGTTGGCTTCGTCGAGGATTTCCTTGCGTTTCATCTTTGCCCCCTGGTCGTCTTGATTGCCTTTGGCTAAATTGCAGTCCGAGCATAGTGCTTGGAGATTGCTTTCATCGTTGGAGCCGCCTTTAGATAACGGAACGATGTGGTCGATGTGTGGTTCGACTTCGAATAGGTTCGCGCCACAATGTTGACACTCAAAAGCAGAAAGAGCCAGCACCCGAAGTCTCGTCGTTTGTGGAAACGAAATTCGAGTCGTCGGCGCTGGCTCCTTGCCGGATTTTCTGAGTAATGCCTTAATATCCGAACGAAGCGTCATTTACTTTTTGCAGCGACACCCATTGGCTTCGCCACGCTTGCGATGCTTGATAATTGATGCTGATTTGACATCGAAATTGTGTGACATCAAAAGCCGAGAGATGGCTGAGGATGAGATTTTGTCGTTGTCAATCAAGTCAGCGAGCGCTTTGCCATCTTCCTTGGGTAGATCGGTGATGATGCGATCGATCTTGCAAGGAAAACCGGATTGGACTGGCGGATTGGCAAGAAAATCATCAATCGCAGATTTGAGCGACATGGTTATGCGGCTGGGGTTGCTGGCGGTGTAGGCGCTGCTGGTGCTGGTGTTGCAGCCTTGACGGTTGCTTTGCCAACATTGTAAAGCGCAACGAACTTCTGAGCCTTAGCAATCAAAGCGCCCACAACTGGTCCGAAAACGGAAGCTGCTGCTGCTTTCGCAACTCCAAGCGGATGATGATCGCCTGAGTACCAGATACCAGCGGCAGTTGATACGAAAGCAATTGCGTAATGTTCAGCGACTTTGGTGATCTTTGGTGAAATTTTCATAGATACCCTTTCAAGGTAGGTAAGGAAAGACTAACAGATTTAGTTTGTCCACTTAGGACGCGCCACAGCAACGACGAATTGGTAGAGACGATGCTTCTCGTAGCATCCCCCGCCATTTGATTCGTTCCCAGCAATAGTGCCGGGGACTGTTGTGTTGCCTTCGTAAGTTGTCAGCGTCTTTGTGGCCGGATCATTTGCGACGACCAAGCCAACGTGTTCTGCTAACTTCTGTTTGTCCCAGTTGAAAAATACGATGTCGCCAGGTTGAGCCGACGCAACGGGAACGAGCTGATGGGTAATGGTGAAGTGTTGGACTGCGGTTGGGCAGTAAGCGAATCCCTTTGGTGATTGGATTCCGGCGATCAATGGCAACGCATTGGCTTGGGCGAAGCAGTAGGAGACGAACATCGCGCACCATGATTGGTGATCCTCGCCGTACCATGCGCCAAAGATTGATTCGTTGTTTGGGCCTTCTTTGTAGCCTTGATCAACATATTTCTTGGCTACTGCTAGGACTGCGTTGGCTTGATTACTCATTGCCAGATCAACCTCTCTGCTAGGTCGCCAGGATTGACCAAGTCTGTGTTAGGGCAGACTGGATGGCCAGCCTTCTCATAGCACTCTGCAACCAATTCGGAGCAGATATAGCCTTGATGTCTGGCTAGGTAATGGATAAAGGATTGTGGGAATATCTTGATGCCTAACGCACGAAGCGCCAGCATTGCGATGATGTTGAAATTGTATGGCCGTCCGACAAGGTTGGTGGCGTGATAAACGATAGCTTCGCGTTGGTCGCCACGCAGCTTCTCATGCTGATTCCAAGCGACTCGTGGGTACTTCCAGAGAGGACTAATAGCAACGCCAGTAGGGTTGGCTTCAACCACCTTGCCGTCGCCAATGTAAATAAACGCATGGTTCCAGCGGGATACCGTTCCAAGTCGAATGAGTTTGGCAAAGAATCCATTGCTGCTGACGACTCCGTAATCCCCTGGGCGTGGCTTATAGGTCATCATTGCTCCCTTCGGCTTCCTGCAAATCTTCGATCATGTCGGTAAGGATTTCGATGTTGTCGGCTTCCTGACGGGTCAACTTGCGAAGTTCGCGCAGGATAAGAGCGTCACGCTTGGTCTGACCAAGTAGGCCAATGCCGATGATCAGTTCAATGGTGACTGCCAGCCACGACGCCACGAGCTGCCATTTGGTGAAGTTGTGGGAGTCATGGAACCAAGTCGGGAATTGCCACCATAGGGCAGAACCGACAGTCCAGATGGAGATGAAGTACCAGTTGCGGATGATGCCTTGAATTTTCCAAGAGATTTGTTCCGAGAAGTTGAGGACATCGCCGGTGTCTGGGTGTACGAATTTGCGCTTGAGTGGGTTATTCATTGTCCCCGCCTTTCGACTTGCGACGCAGACCTATTTCATGGCGAATGATAAAGCGAACTGCTCGATGAAATACCCACCAGATTGCTCCCCCGATTGCTCCGATGGAGAAAGTCCAGCAATAGACAATGTTCGCCAGATCAGATTGATCGTTGAGTGTAATTTTGGCTTTCCTTACTGTTGAGGTGAATTCCCCGAGCCAATTTTACCAAGTAGGATTTTGTAGGTCAGATTTTCCTGCACGAGTACGCCTACGAATTCCCTGAGACTCGCGATCAATTCATCCGCGCTAACTTGCTGTTGTTCCATTTGTTGCCCCCTTGAGTGTTTGGATTTCTGCTGAAAGTTCTTGAACTGCTTTTACCAACGGAGCGATGAATTGTTCATAACGCAATCCTTGAGTTGATGTTGGGTCTGTCTTGTCTGCCAAAGTCCATCCAGCAAAATCCTCAACGCCAGTTTTATCAATTGCTGATTTAACTTCTTGGGCAAGAAAACCCCAATGGGTGCGAACGCCAGGAACAACAGTTGTTTGATAGACAGGTTTGCCGTTGGAATCTGTGCTAGTGATTACTGGATTGCCGTTGGCGTCTTTGACAACTTCTTGGCTGCCTTCGATCCATTTGTAACTGACAGGACTAAGAGAATTAATAAAATCAAGGCCAAGGCTAGAAGGTTGAACCGATGTCTTCAATCGAGAATCTGATGTGTTGATCGTTCCGGTTGCGGAATAGATAACTGACCATCGGTGCGAAGATTGGCCGCAACTGATGCCAGTAGTGTTGTCGCCATTGGGTGACCATGCCGTTGTGACTCCATAGCCACCGATAATGTCGACGGTGGAATCAATAGTCAGATAAGTCGTAGTCGTAGTATTGCCAAGGGTCGAGTTGCCACTAACAACCAAAGTTCCAGCCGATGTCAAAGATGTAGAAGCGGATAAAGTAACGCCGTTGATTGTGCCAAGTGATGAAATGTTTCCGTTGCTATAAATCGTCATCTGGCTATTGGACAACGAGCTTGAACCAATGGCGAATCCTGCAATGGTTCCAGCATTTGCGGTGACAGTTCCAGAGATGTTTGCGCCAGAACAAGTCAGGTAGCCCGTTGAGCCATTGACTGTGAAGTTTCCTGATGGGTTAGTGATACCAACGGCGGTCGTGATGGTTCCAGCGGTAATTGCGCCAGCGGTAATGCTTGCGACAGTCACGTTGGTCAGGGTCACCGATGTCCACGAAGTTCCACCAGCGCCAACGTATTGGGCTGTAACAATTCCGTAGCTTCCGTATTGATACCATATGTCTCCAACATTGTTGGCGGTTGATCCTGGAGTACCGCTTGAATAATAGACCTTATTTTTGCCGTTAGCGGTAGTCGCAGCCGTAGTCGCTAAGGAATAAGCTGAGTTTGCAGTCGAGACAGCGCTGGCGATCGAAGTGTCTTGAACTGAAACCCAAGACGATCCATCCCATCGATATTCGTGGTTTCCGTCAGAAGTGTTGTACCAGATGTCTCCAATAGCGTTTGCGTTAGGCGTTGGCGGTGCGTAATAGGTTGAAGTTGCCACAACGACTGCGGTGTTGTCATTCTGATAATCGCCAGAACTGAACCAAACAGAGTCAGGAATTTCGGTGTTTGTATATTGAGGACATAATGGCATCGTGTACCCCTTAGATCGTTATTCCGTAAGGATTGACAGGTGAACAGTTGATTTCAGTACGCCATTGAGATGTGGTGATGGAGTGGTTGTAACCTTCCACAACTTCTTCGAATGTCAGCGCCCGTCCATCAACGGTGGTGCGGTTGATTGTTACCTGATCGCCGATTTCAAGCGACAAAAAATCAGGATAAAGCGCACCAAGAGCCAAAGCTGAAAACTGAACCGATGACACTAGCGGAGTCGGATTGTGATCCTTGAAAGCTAAGTATTTGGCAAGGTTGTCGGCATCGCTATCGTTTAAAATCGGAGCGTTGATTGTGACCGACTTTAAGCCGAAAGCGGTGGTGGATGGGAGATGGCGGTAGCGTCGTTGAGTGCCAGAATCGCGTTGGATGATGGCTTCGTTGATGACCTGATAGGTGCCGGGGGTAGTTATTAAGGTGTCATATTCGATTGTATTCGTGGCGCGGGTATCTGCCAACTGAAGACGGGTGACGCGGCTGAATTTGTCCAATAATGGCAAGAATGTGGCTGTGCCGTTGATTGAAATATAGAACCGACCTGCTTCACACGAGACGCATTGCTCGATGATTGTTTGCAAAGTTCCCGACTGGGTTGTCGCTTCCATCTGAACGCTGCCAGAGAGATTGCGAGTACCAGTCCAGTTGGCATAATCCAACATCCGACCGACTCGCGTTGATGTTGTCTCGCCAGAATAGGCGGCGGGGGATTGAGCCAACGCGTACATTTTGGAGAGCAGAGCGATGCCGTCGGTGAAAGTAAAGGTTGCAAAAGGATCAAAACCTTGATCGACTGTGTTGGTTTCGATGTAGCCAACATAAAGCGGATAAGTCGTCCCCTGCCATGATGCAGAAATTTCGCATTGCAATCCGGCTTGAAGTTGGTTAACGCCAGAGACGACATAAGGACTGGAAGATCCGGTGTAGTCAGGATCATAATAACCAGAGATATTGTCAAGAACCAAAGTTGCTGATCCAGGGTCGTTCTTTTGATCTGCGCGAGTGCGTCCACGCTTGATGTCGATTTCGCGAATATCTGTGGCGGGAACTGTTACCCATGAACCGTTAATCTTAAATTGAACGACGACTGCTGGGCCATTGGTTGTGCCATCAAGTTGTAACATTTACAACCCCAACGCCGCTACTGGCGCACCCTTGCGGCGTAGCAGCTGAGCAAGGTCGTTGCGTACTTGAGCGACAAGGTCTTGCTGTTTAATGACTGAGCCAGCGACATTGATCGTGACATTCATGCCGCCAGCACCACCGAGAGCATTTGCGCCCTGGCTAAGTGGGACGACTGCTTCAGGACCAGCCTCACCGATCAGCGCAACCGTTGGCGAACTGACGATGCCGCCGTCGGCTAGGTGTGGAATCTTCGGGATATTGATACCGAATTCCGCGCCACCAAGGAATGACGGAAGTTTGATGTGGATCTTGTCAAGAAGGTCGATTGCACCATTGATCAGATCGATGATGCCATTGATTTCCATTTTGAATCCATCAATGACTGCGCTGAAAATTTTGCCAATGCCATCGCCAACAATTTTGACGATGTCCCAAAGGCCTTTGAAAATGTCAATGACTGCGCCGATGGTGTCTTTCAAAGTTGCGCCAGCAAATGAGACTGCCTTGAGAGCGACAACGAAAACAACTCCAAGAATTGGTCCAAGAACTGTGCCAATGAAATCCCCGACAGTTTTCAGAACTGGAAATAGGTCGTTAAATATGGCTTTGATGTCGTTGAAAACTTGACCGAGCGTTTTGCCGACCAATGAGAACGCGCCCATCTTGTTGCCACTTTCCTCAAAGCGTTGCCCAAGGTCAATAATATATTGCACAATTTGCTGGATGAACGGAACGATGTCAGAGACGACTTTGCCAATGGTTTCAAAAGCCGGACGAAGCAGAGTCGTAATGATTGGGACAATGTCTGCCATTCCCTTCATGACTGCTGTGAGTGCAGGGTAAAGGTATTGGCCGAGTTGGACTTGTAAACCTTCAACCGATGCGTGGAATTCACGTTGAGCCATCACGTTAGCCTGAACGCCTTTGAGGGAATCTCCGTTGAGAACCAATCCCATCTTTTGCGCTTCTGCACCAAACTTGGCAATTCCAGCTGCGCCTTGGTTAAGCAAAGGCAGCAAGGACATTCCACTCTTGCCAAAGATTTGCAATACAGCGTTGGTTTTTTCGACTCCGTTTGGCAAAGCTGCAATCTTGCCCGCTACTTCATCAAAGAGCGCCGATGCAGACTTGAATTGTCCGTTGGAATCCTTGACGCTGATGCCGAGGGCTTCGAACTTTTTTTCGCCAGCGGTTGTGGCAGCTGCTTTTGACATTCTGCCAAGAGCGCCGGCAAGCGTATCTGCTCCAACGCCAGATTCTTCAGCAGCAAAGCGCAGTTTGGACATTGCTTCGGCTGAATCGCCTGTGTAGCGTTGCAAGTTGATAACTTCTTGACCGACTGACTGGTAAGCCCCGATCGATTCTTTGGCGAAGTTGAGAGCGTCTGATCCTGCGTTCTCCAAAAGGTTGGCAGAAAATACGCCAGCGGCAATCGTTTTGATTTTCGCGAAAGCAGAACCGGTGTTCTCAGCTTCTTTGCCAACCTTTTTGAGTGCGTCTGATGCCGAGACATCGCGACCAATGAGGTTGACTCCAACGGAAACGTCGGCCATGTTGACTCCTAGTCGTTAGTCCCTTGCGCCTTAGCAGCAGCAATGAGGTCGTTGATGATGGACAATTCTATATCCCAGACATTCAGAGGTGTGATTCCTGGGTAATAATGGCAAAGCAACGCAATATGTTTGCGAATGTGAGACTGCGTCCCGCCGCGAATTAGTTTTCGGCGGTTGAGGATTTTTTTGGGTCGTCTACTCCGGCGCTAATTTCATCGATGGAATAGGTGTTGAGAACATCGTCGATCGACAGAATTTTGCCAGCCCGAGTCATGCAGATCCACGCCAAAGCGTAGAGGGCTTTGACTTTTGAGTAAGCTGGGTTTGGATAGAGCTTGTCACCATCAGCCAAAGTGCCGAGCAAGGTCAAACCATCAAGGCCAAAGGTTTCTTCAATGGTGATGACTTCCCGACCTGTTGGTCCAGGTGTGTTGTTCTCTGTTGGAAGCAGAAAAGATTCTCCGCGAATGTTAAGTGGCATGATTTCCCCTTGTTATTTGACTAGACCTGTTTCAGCCATAGCATCGAGGAAGGCTTTGGAGACTTCTTCAACGACTTCTGGCTTGTGTGGAATAACTGTACGCAATAAATATGGCTTGGGCGATTGATTGACCCATTTACCTTTCCACGCGCCGCGAACTTCTCCGGCGTTAGCAAAAACTGGGTGGCGCCAAGGCTTCTTGGATAGACCTTCGAGCAGACGCGGCAGCTTGAAAGGCTTGCCAGTCTTGGCGTTGAAAGTAGCGCCCGAGACTCTGATTCGAATGGAGAATCCGTTCTTGCTGGTGGGATTGACCTTGGTTTGCGTTGCTGATGCAATACCCTGGCGAAATCCCATCTGCTCGACGCCTCTGGCTGCCTTCTGAGTTTCCCCACCCTTAGAAGGCAGCGAGAGTGCCGCTTGCTTCACTTCTTCTGCGATTGGCTTGGCGATATTCGTCAAACGTTTACGCAAATGCTTTTGGACACCAACATCGACTTCTTTGACAGCCTTGTAGAACTTCACCAAGTCTGGCGAGGAAGCATCAACGGTGAAAGCGTCGGCCATGTTAGAGGGCTGAATCGCTTGTCTGGTAAGTGATGGTCAATGGAGCATCTGAGCCGTCATCGTAAGCGGTGAAGGTCATTGCTAGATCGATCACGCCTGGTCCTGGAACCTTTGGTGTGTCAGCATCGAAGTGGACAGCAGAGACGGTGATCTGGAGTGTCTGCTTATACGATCCTGCAATTGTTGCGCCTGTGAAGGTCAAAGACAACGCTGTCTGAGTATCTCCGAGGTAGGCATTGAATAGGTTTAGATCGGTGAATTCAGCAGTCAACTTTCCGGTGATCTTGCGGAATCCGTTGATAATCTGTTCTTGCTTTGCTCCACCAGAACCGAGGTTGTAACGATCAACTTTGAGAACGTTATCGACTGTTAAAGTGAAATCTTTCACGTTGGCGACTGATGTGCCATTGACTGTGATTGCGCCTTCTGCGAAGTGGAAGATCGAACCATTGAGAGGATAGGAAGCAGTAGCAAGTGAAGTCGTGGTGGTGAAACCAGCGCCGTCAACTGTGAACTTGCCTGTGGCTAATCCACCAGCTGCAACTGCCAATTCCCAACCTGAAATCTTTCCACCAGAAATGGTCTTTGGTACGACTGTGCCTGTGTATTCAGGAACGCCAACTTGCGCTGTGAAACTGTGTCCGTAGACATCGCCAAGCGTGAAAGCGTATGAGTAGACGCCAGTTGTGACTGTGGTTGGTGATGGGAATGATCCTGTGGCGTGAGCCAAAAGCAATCCGAGACCATTTGTAGGCAGGTCAAGCATGATGTCGCCTGTTGTGTCGAAAGTTGTGACAACGCGACGCTGTGAGCGTGGAAGTAATCCACCAGCGCGAAGTCCTAATCCATCAACGGTTTTCTTGTTGTAGTTGATGCTCTCAGAGGTGAACTCATAAAAGCGAGCAACTGTGACTGCTGTGTTGTAGGTAGTTTCAGTCGCAATACCAAGTTGCGAACCAATACCGGAGCCGACGGCCATTTATTCTCCTAGTTTGTTGGAGCAACCGGAGCGACCGGTGCTTCTGGGGTTGGGGATTGTGGTGCAGGTGTTACAGGTGTTACTGAAGCGGCCGCCTGATCTGCTGGCGCCCAATTCTGTGTCTGTTGAAGTAGAGAAGCTGCTGCATCATCTGCAACATCGACTGTGGCTCCAGCCTTGACTGTAAGTCCTAACGCTGGAACTGCTACATCTCCAAGAGGTGAAATGTTCTTGATTTTTGCCATGTTTTCTCCTTATGTTCTCGCCTTGTAAGCAATGGTGAAATCGATTTGAACGCCAGCGCCCGCAGTTGTCTGGAGATACTTGTACGAGTGAGACTCAAGCCCTGAATATAGGCAAGCGCCACCGAAACTTGGATCCAAACGGATAACGGTATCAACTGCCGAAAGCATATTGGCGGCTCCGGCACGAACTGTCGAAATAGTGGTGTCGCCGTTACCGAAAGCGAGGGAGCAGTTGATCACTCCATCTTCGAACATCTTGTAGTTTCCAACCAATTCCCAAGTGTTACGGGCTTGGCCAACATTGACATCGCCTTCATCGGTTCCATCGTGACCAATTGAAACCCAGTTCTGTGGCCATGATTCATCAATGGTTGGTCCGTCATAGACTGTGATTCCTAGCGATTGAATCTGTGTAGCGCTCTGAAACGTGCTAACGATCGAGCTGATGAGGTTCGGAAAGGCTGCCGTTGTCATCAGATAAGTCCAGGAAGCGACTCGGTATCCAGAAGCTCCATCACGCGGCGAGGAAGCGAGAAGGTGGCTGATGCGTAGCCTTCGTCTCCGGTTTGATTACGACCAAGGACATTGACGGTTCCACGCTGGGTCTGCCAAAGGTGACGGATTGTCTCGAGGATGCCTTGCTTGATTGCTGGTGGTGGATTGATATATCCAGCGACGTAACTAATGATGATATTTTGAACGCCTTGCGCCCAGATTCCGTAATAGTTTGGCGAGGAAAGCGAGCCAGTAGTGACGCGGGTTAGGCGTTGTCCGGTGTAATCCAAAGAATAAGCTGAAGGATCAAGCAGGACATCATTCTCATAGACGCTGAGGATGGTGAGAACGCGTGGATGGTAAATGCGAATTGTGTCGACATTGCCATCATAGATTTCGCTATTGAAAGTCACGCGACCAAGGATTGTGCCTGTGTAGCTCTGGCAAAGATCGGTGGCTGCATCCATCATGCGGCGAAGTTCATCGTCATTATTTGTGGTGAGGATATTAAGGTGCGACTTGACTTCATCAAGGCTAACGATCGAAATCTGGCTAGGGTCGCGAACGGTGAACTCGGTATAGTACGAGCTGGCGTTGGAACCTGTAGCGATCCAAGCGACTGTGTGACGGCCAACCTGTGTTGGCTGATAGTTGAATTGGTAGACACCAGTTGAGGAATTGGTAACGCTTGGCGTGGCTGTTGTGCCATCTGGCAGAGTAATTGTGGCAACGACAGCGGTGGCGTTGGCGAGCGCACTAGTCGCGTCGGTGATGTTGACTGCCTCTGCTGCAATACTTCCTAAATCATAGACTGCCATCGGTTAAGCGCCTTTCATTGTGGCTGCGGAAATTACAGTTGCGACCATGTTGCCGCGATAGGTGGAATAATTGTAAGAAATTGTCGATTGATCGTAGCGAACCGATGTTTGGTCATAGATGTAGGAATAGTGAATTGCTGCGGTTGCCGTTGCCGAAGCCATTTGTGGCGCAACTATTGTTGCAGGTTGCATTGTTGCCATGTCAGCTCCTTAGTTGATACCAGCCACCATCCCACAATGTTAGCAGTCTCTCGAAATAGGCCTCGTACTGTGGCCCGATGACATCAAGGGAATATCTGGACTTTGCGTAATCGCTGATCGATTTTCTGTCTAGTGTTTTAACTTTTTCGGCGGCGTCGCAGAATTCTTGCAAGGTTCGGCAACGATAACCAGTTATGCCGTTTGGGTTGGTTTCGGTGAAAGCGCCCCAATCGGTTGTGATCGTCGGCGTTCCGCACGCTTGGGATTCGATAGCCACGTTTCCGAAAGGCTCGATGTAGAGAGTAGGAGCGAATGTTGCGACCGCCTTTCCCATCAATTCTGCACGCTGTTTTGGGTTAACTGAGCCGATGAATTCGCCGTAGCCTTTGCCTTCACCTGGACCAGCAAGGATCAATCGCTTGCCTAGGCGCTCGCAGACTTCTTGGGCGATTGCGTAGCCTTTACGGTCGATGATGCGGCCGATGTAAAGGTAATAATTGCCAGAACCATCGCCTAGCGGGAACCAGTCAGGTTCGAAATAGCCGGGAATGACAACATCAAAGAACTTGCCATCGATCGCCGTCGGGTTGTTGTAGGCGGCATAGATTGAGTGCATCCACGCGTAAGACTCGAACACGCGGTATTGACTGAAAACTCCCCCATAACCGACGCCAAATTCGACCGTCATGTAAGACGGGAAAGCGTCAGCAACCGGCTTGTGTGAATAGCCGCCGATAGCGCAGATAAAATCTTTGGGTTGTAGGCGTTTGCCTAGTTCGGTGATGATGTTCTTGTTGAAAATTTGCCAATGTGAAGAATCTTGGTCCCAAGTGGTCGTGGTGTAGTGCTGATCGCCGACTGCTTTTTGTCTTTGGGCTTCGGTGATGCAGGTGACTAGTTCGGTGACTGGCGCTGTGGTTTTCTCGCCAGCGTAGAGAATGACTTCGTGACCTAAGTCGGTCATCATGATGCAGAACCGGCGCACCTTCTCGGTGAAAGCGCAACCAGCGAACTCTGGCGTGACCTGCGTGTGTGGAAGTGCTAAGACGTGAAAGCGCATGAATCCCCCTAGATCATGTCAACGAGCGAGCGTGTCCTACCTTGCGAGAGTTGAGTATAGACCTGCGTCGTTGCCACCGATGAATGGCGCATCAAGTCTCGGACTGCCAGTAGATCGCCGTCAGACTTCTCGAGCATCGTCGTGGCGAAATAGTGGCGCAAAGAGTGAAAATGTTTGGCGTTAGGTCCCAAAATTCGGCGCATTTCGTCGGCTGCCTTCTTGGAAAATCCGTTTGGGTCAATCTTCCAGAGTGGTCCGAGCGTGTTGTAGCTCTGGATCGTCTCGGCGACCTTGGCTGAAACTGGGATGACTAGGTCGGTCTTACCCTTGCCAATAACCCGCAAGGAATACCCGCCGTTATCTGTGATCAGATCAGCGCCTTCGATCTTGGCGACTTCGTGCGCTCGCAGACCTGCCATTCCACCCAGGATGAACCAGTCGCGATAAGGCTTTGGCGATTCTGCCAGCAGCTTCTCAAACTCGCCTTTGGTGACGGGCTTGGGTACTCCGCGACCTGACTTGACGCGGGGCAAGTCTTCGGCTGGGTTATTGCCGTTGACGAGGTTCATCTTGTTGAGGTGTTTGTAGATCGAGCGCAACCTGGAAACATAGTTGGCTTTGGTCGATTGCTTGGTGGCTGATAGGACAACCTTTTCCAAGTCCTGAACTGTGGCCAGCGCCGGATGGACGCCTATGCGACGGATGATCTGCCAATCGGTGCGGATGACATAGGGGCTGAAGCCCGAAGTGTCGTAACGATTCTTCAGCTGACGATGAATTTCTTCTAATGGTACTAGCTCCATTTTATTCCTTTCCTGGAATTATGAAACTACACCGAAATTAAAGGGAAGGCCAAACTTAAGTCTCTGTGGAGTGTGCTACCTGCCTAATAATGTCCAAGATACGCTTTTTAGCAAGTTCTTGAGCATTGTACATTGCCTCAAACATTTGGTTACCTGCTGGTGCTGGTGGTATCCGATAAGCCTCT